ATCATCTTCCTCTAAAGAACTAGTAACCGTAAGAGGAAAGTTCGCCGGCCAAAGGGGAAGCAATGCCCTCGCAGCAATATGTTTATTTTGTGAGGCCCCAAGAACCCAGAGCGCCTGACGAAGGCCGAGGGCCTCTTTATTCACAGGCTTCAAAGGACTCTGAACGGCCCAGGGCATATGCACCGCCCTATCACCGAATTCTGCGACCCGGCTTTTTTCCTTCAACCAGATCTGGCTAAAACGATCTTTATATTCTAGCCAATTTGGAGAACACCATTCAGGATTCACCATCCAAATATGGATCGGTGCCCAAGGCAGCCATACAGGGTGTGGAATCTCCAGATGAAATACAATATCAGCATTGCAAGGCGGCTGCAGAGGATCAACCTTCATAAATTCGTACGTGCTATCTATCTGCTTTAGTGCCCGTTCAATCAAGGCTGCGTCCTGGCTGAGGCCAAACGTATTGGACTGATTGAACAAAAAAACAACGCGGGGCATGGGTCTAAACTAAAGAATTGTCTTATGTTTAGATGTCAAACGACGCAAAACAGTGTCCCTGGTGCCAACGCTGGTGTTTAAAAGACGCCGCATGCAATTATATATTTGCCTGTGGACTAGAGGCGTCGGGAAAATTCAAGGCCGGTCACGGCTGTGGTAAAAGTTGGTGTTGGGAATGCGGCAAGAAATTCTGTGGCCACTACTACGATGAACATACGGCCACTAAATTACCTACCGCCAAAGAGAACCACGACGCGGAATGCTGTAAAAAGGAGCCCGGGTTTCAAGAGGATCAATACTGTCCTGGAGGTCACAACAGTCATTGTGAAAAACGTTGGTAGAAGATAGGAGCCATCGTGGTCAATGGCAAACATAAACCCATTACGAGATTTAGGCTATTTGGCCTGGTCAAATGATCTATCGTGGATGGAAAAGCAATCAGGAAAACGTTGGGATGCGCTAGTCAAAAACGAAAATGAACGGTTTTCTAAAGCTTTACGCCCTCTTAAGAGGCGTATACTTGAATTTAAGCGTGATCTGGAATCTGTGGTGAAATATGAAAAGGATAAATCCTGGAAGTGGTCAGGCTGGACAATTAAAAAAGCAGAGTACTCCCCTATAGAAACATGGACGAGGCAACCTGTCAACTTTTCTGTAGATACTTGGGATGCAGATGCAGCAGGTGATTATTTTGCTGCAGCCGTACCTGTAGAAGGTGGTTATGAGCGATTTGCCCTTCACATTTATAAACTAGATAAGACCAAAGTAAAACAGGTGCCCATAAAGACAATAGAAAGAGTGGGACCATATGTTGCATTCTTGAATAAAAACTCGCTAATATATTTGGGATCTGAAGCCGACCATAGATATAACAGTGTACATATATATGACATACTTACACAGACAATGAAAACCCTATTTGAACTCTCAGATTCTCCAAAAACACATAATCTAGAATTGCGCCGTGTAGAGGATGGATCTGTCAGCATAATAGACTCTAATTTTATCACCGAGCGCCTGGGTATTATTTCAGAATTTGATATAAATTGGGTAACAGAGGCATCCAAGATAATTGTGCTTGCACGTGATACGTGGATTAAAGATGGTAAGACTTCTCTAGGACTGCCGTCACCATTTACCGATTATCTGGAGGCAATATCTCTAAAGGGTGGTTGGGCTATTACACTCTCATATGGTATTAGAACCCTCTGGAAATTAGGTTCAAATGATGCGGCCACGAAAGCAATGGTATATATATGGGGCGAAGTACATTATGATGTACGTGAGCCTACACACCTCAGCATAACGGATATGCGTTATGAACCCTATACAATTAAAACAGTAGGTACTAACTGGAAATTAACAAAAACATCACCCCACCCCTTTGTATGTGCATATTATAATACAGTTTCACCCACATTTGTTATTACAAATCAGACATTCGGAGGAAAACCAAAAGGTCTTCTTGTAACAGCCTATGGAGCCTACGGGTTTCCGACAAAAGTCGGGAGGCTAGTCCAGCGATGGATACCTTTACTGAAGGCTGGCTGGGCTATAGCTTCTGTTGCAGTACCCGGTAGTGGCGATCATGATTTGGCCTGGAGATTTCAGGGCCAGGGGGCTGGCCGTAAGGTTGCCGTGGATACTTTATGTGCTGCAGTAAAAGGTTTGCAAGAAGAACTTAATGTCTTCCCGGGTGAAACTGCCCTCTACGGTAGATCTGCTGGCGGCCTATTAGTTTCTGCGGTCTTGAATGAGTCTCCAAATCTCGTGGGTGCTCTTTACATGGAATCACCCTACGTAGATGCGATGCGTACAATGACTAATCCAAAGTTTCCACTTACCGTCTTAGAATCGAAAGAATTTGGTTCAGGAACAACTCCGGCAGATGTTATTTCTTTGGGTGCCTGGAGTCCGATGGAACGTATTCCAACAAAAGGCTACCCGGGCGTTTATATGGTCGCGCGGACAGATATGTCTGATTTGGAAGTATATCCATATGAAGTCTTGAAATATATTATAAGAGCCAGGGGTAAAGCAACCAAAAGTCAACCAAAACTTTTATCTATAACTACAGATAAAGGCCATTTTACTACAGACCAGGAAACCCGTGCGGAAGATCTGGCGCTTCTAGATAATTATATTGACTCCAAAAAAAATCTTATTAATAAGTATAAGATGAACGGAGTTACCCGTAGAAACCGCAGTAACCGCAACCGCAGCGACCGCAACCGCAACCGCAACCGCAACCGCAACCGCAACCGCAGTCGCCGTAACCGTAACCGGCAGTAATATTCTTAATTGGCTGCAGGTGTAATAGACACTACCGCGGATTGCTTAATTTAAGTAATCCACGCTATTTTAGCCTTAAATCCAATTTCGGATAAATTGTTTCCTGTGTAGTTCGTGAGCACCAAACTCTTTGAGTGCATTTCTATGCTTTATTGTGCCATACCCCATATTGCTCAGTAAATCATATCGCTCAGCAGTAGCCCCATTTTTTGCAGACCATGCTTTCACCCAAGAATCACGACTATCCTTTGCCAATATTGATGCCGCGGCAATTGAAACATATTCGTCATCACCTCCGACAATACATTCATAACGAATACCATAATCCGGAAGCCCTAGAATCCCGTCAATCAAAAGTAATTCGGGCTCAAGGCCACTCTCACATGCAGCAATTGCTCTTTGAAATGCATCTCTGTTTGCCCACGTCATTCCCCTCTCATCTATCTCATTTGCACTGACAAACCCTACACCCCAGTCTACCGCTAAACCCTTTATACCAGCTGCAATTGTTGATCTAGCCGCCTTAGAGATTTTCTTACTATCGCGAATATTTGGTACTAATTCGCGAACCTCATCTGTCCAATCATCTTCTGGGGCCCATATAACTGCTCCGGCTGTTAAAGGTCCCCAGAAACAACCGCGACCTACCTCATCTATACCCATTTCCACAGTATCACCCAAAGAATATGTTGTTTTCATGACTATATATTTATATATATAGTATAATAGTCAATTTTTTGACATATCTATGATAGAATGAAGGCTGTTCAAGTGATTTACTTATTTCTATTTATTGGAATAGTTGTTTACGTAATAAGGAGTAAACATCTTCTGGAAGGATTTCAAGACTCACAACAAATATCAACCCATTTAGGAAACTCTGATCCCGTGATTCCCCAGGGTCTCAAAGAAGACAATTTAGATACAACCGCTAAACCAAATTCAACAGAGCCATCAAGTCTCCCCTTTGGGCCATATGCCCAAACTGCTTCCGTTGGAGCATATCAATATAAGGACCCGGCTATAATGCCCGCTACAAATAAACAGATAAAAGCATTATATGAAGATTTACAAGCCTTCCTTGTATTTGAAGGTGTCAGTATAGGAGAAAGTAGTGATCCAAGTGTGAGCCTACCCCTTACTCAACTCAGGGCCGATCTAGAACGCCTTCAACAGGAATTAGCAGTTACAGAAAACAATCCCGGTGTTGAGTCCAGTTTGACTCAACAAGATTTAGCGAATATCCAAGGGGCTCTTATATTTTTACAGAGAAAAGTCCGCCTTTTCCAGACTTCAGGTGTAATATCTGATTCAAATAACAAGGAGGGTTTTATGGGGGCACCACCCCCAACTGATATATTGCGCGCCACAAAATCAGAACTCCAAATACTTTTAACGAAAATTACATCGGCTATTTTAATCCTTAGTGCAAGTGGTTCCACAGATCCAGTATTGACTGCCCGAATTAAAAATCTACAGCGAATGTATTCTGATGTTTCAAATATGATAAAAAAACTAGAAGATGGCACATGGACACAGAAGGACGTACCAATATCTAGCCAAGATGTTAAGAAAATTATACCAAACCTTGCAAATGTAAATAGTAAACTTCCAGATATTACACAAGACTCAGATAGTGGATACAAGTTGAATCCAGTAGAAGAACAAATTGCCAATTTGGTTGGTAAATCTAATGCGCGAGAAGTATTTGAAAGATTAAAGGATAAGGGTATGTTCCGAGTAACTTTAGATATGGGATACAATATTCCAGGCACGGGTACTAATGGTAAAGAGAAATCTATAAATATTAAAAAGGATTTTGGCATAAATAAAGATGGATCATTGGGTTTCCTTGACAATGGTAATATGAATGTGAGCCCCACTGTATCTATAGATGGCCCCTATGATTCTACAATGGCTGGAGCAGACGATAGAGACACAGTACTCAATAAAATAAATAGTAATAATATACCATCACATCTTGACTGGAAAGAACGGGCTAAAGCCGTATGTAAGCAAGTAAAAGCCAGGGGATTGGACCCTCTTGATTTTGGCTGTATTCCAGAGGGCTCTAAATTGTCACCGGCATATTCATGGCGTGGACATACTAAGATGGTCTGCGGGCGTTTAGGTTCAACAATGGATCCAAGTCTTCCCCAGACATGTGGTTGCCCACCACCAAACTGGAAGGGTTGGACCTTACCCGCCTGTTTATCACCACCTCCAGCAATTGGAAGTAATTCAAAAATGGCCTGTGTTGTCTAAGAATTTATTGCTTATAATATGTTAGAAAGCTAATGAAGTTCACACAGTTTCACATATTTTTAATTGGTGGATTAGCATTATTAATTGGAGGCGGGGCTCTTGGTTTTCAATTGATGCGTGCAGGGGGCGGTGAAGGGTTTCAATTCACACGGGTTGGCGGGGCCAGAGAGGGTTTTGAGTCTCCGGTATGTAATCGTTGCAAATTACCAAAGCCATGTGGATGTCGTAAAAAGCCATACACTGAATCAGACGAGCTAGACATGTGTAATCGTTGTGATAAACCGAAACCCAGTTGTGGCTGTAAACCAAATTCATCTTCTAACTTATCTTCTAATCTATCTGCCCTCGTGGCCCCTACAAAGCCTGCGCCAATTGCTCCTTGTCCCCGTACATTAGAGCCAGATTTAAGTAAATATATATTGAAATCACAAGTACCATCTACAAATTCCTTAATGCCTGATATGAGTAATTATATGCTAAAAACTGAATGCCCACCTGTTCCGGACCTCAGTAAGTATGTTCTAAAAAGCAGTATTCCTAAACCTCAGCCGGTAATCATAGATAATAGTTCTTGCAAGAATGATGCCGGTGAGTGCCCTCCTTGCCCTCGGCCTAGATGCCCCGAAGTAAAGTGCCCACCCCCAACAAAGTGCCCACCCCCGGCTCCTTGCCCGCGCCCTGTATGCCCACCCACAGTGGTGAAATGTAAATCAGAAGAGTCTACACAGGGTTCTACTGTGCGCCCATTCTTAGCACCTCTCAGTATGAACAATTTTGGTGTGGCTTAATAAATAGAATGAACCAGTCATATAAAAAACGTATGACATCAAAAGAAAAACGCAGAGCAAGAAGACGCGAACGCACGGCGCAATATGTGGCTTATGCAATTAAAAAAGAAAAAGCCAAGTTGGCCTAAACAAAAACCTCTATGTAAAAGTATAACATGCAGATCTTTGTAAAAACACTCACTGGAAAGACTATTACGCTCGATGTAGAGTCCTCGGACACGATTAGCAACCTCAAAGCAAAGATTCAAGATAAGGAGGGTATCCCCCCTGACCAGCAGCGGCTCATCTTTGCAGGAAAGCAGTTAGAGGATGACCGTACTCTCGCAGATTACAATGTTCAAAAAGAGTCCACGCTCCACTTGGTTCTCCGCCTGCGTGGCGGATGTTAATCATGGTCGGTTCTAATCGCAACGGCAAGAAAGGCTGTGGGTTTATATCTGTACAAAAATATTTGTACACTATATATGTCATTATTTGAATATCTGGATAAGCGTGGAATCTTTACAAATAAATTTGAGGGATTTAGCCAGCAGATTCCAAATCAGATATATGACCTTACACTACTGATTGATAATGCAGAGATAAAAACTGCAATGGAAATTGGATTTAATGCCGGCCATTCGGCAGAAATATTTCTTCGTACTAACCCCTCAGTACATCTGACGAGTTTTGATTTGGGTGTGCATGACTACGTGGCCGTTGCAAAAGACTACATGGATAAGACATACCCTTCACGGCATACACTTATCTTAGGCGATAGTACTAAGACTATTCCTGCGCATAAACAGACAACATATGACCTTATTTTTATTGATGGAGGGCATGACTACGAAGTTGCAAAGGCCGATCTATTAAACTGCCGACGTTTCGCTCATGCGAATACAATAGTTATTATGGATGATACATTGTATAGGGAAGGTTACTCATATTCATTTAATATCGGACCTACGCGATCGTGGTTAGAAGCAATAGAACAGGGTATTATTGTGGAGGTGGATCATAGTGATTACCAGCCTGGTAGAGGGATGAGCTGGGGTCTATACAGGTTCGAATAATCTAATTTGACACCTTCTAACTGCACCTCTCGAACCACTTTCGGGCCGTAGCAGAGGCGGCTTTCGCTTCTCTCACTAAATCTGAATCGGTGCTATAATGGGTCTTGCCGCACAATAAAAACGAAGAAACACGCGCATAACCCCACTGTTGCTGCGTGGCGCCAGGTCTGTGACCTGTACGCCAGGCCGCAAGCCCGCGATTGTATGATTCCCGTAAAAGTCTCTCTGGAACGCCCGTAGCCTTACTTCTTTCACTGAGGGAATTGGCGTTCGGGTACAGTCGATTCCATCGCAGCGTGTACTTTGATGACCGGGTTTTTACACCCTTATCGGTCTGAAACCCCGTATATGCTTTAGGGTTTTTGAAGTTGATAGAACCAAATTTCTGAATTTCCTTGGCCCTCTTGGCCCGTTTTCTTTGTGAAAGCCCTGAAAAATACTTTTTTGGTCTAAACTTTCTAGTCGCCCTAGCCATATCTAAACTTAGCAAAGGTTAGATATGGATACCCGATTCTGGGGACCTTCCGGATGGAGATTACTTCATAGTATTACATTTGCCTATGATCCGGCAAACACAAAAACACGTAGCGCCGTGAAAATGGCATTTGAAATGCTCCCTTTTGTACTCCCCTGCAAATTCTGTCGAGCAAGCCTAACCGAATACATGGAAATTCACCCGCTGGATCCTGCTATGGAATCCAAGGCCACGCTGACAAAGTGGCTATGGACAGTACACAATGAAGTGAATAGGAAACTCCGGAACCAGAAACTCAATGTTGCGCCCGACCCTCCATTTGAAAAGGTCTCCGAGTTCTACGAGACCCTTTTGAACCAAGGATGCTCTCAGACAGAATTTCCTGGCTGGGACTTTCTGTTTTCCGTGGCCGAAATGCACCCTATGTCTTTGAGGGCTAAAGGTTCCGTGGAAATTCCACCGGCGGGTAAAGATTTCACCTGTGACTCTATAAAGGGCCGCGATGACCGAAATCGCTGGAATTGTATGAAACCCGGTGAGCGCCTAGAACTTTATGTGAAATTCTGGAAGGCTATTGGAAAAGCCTTACCATTCCAGCAATGGCGCCAATCTTGGGCTAAACATTCTGCCGGCACCACGTTGGAAACGAGAGCTGGAATACTCCGATGGCTATGGCATATACGTTGTAAGATGGAACGTGATTTGAAACTCTTGAATCGCTGCAAATACGCCTCGCTGTGTAAGACGCTCAAAACATATAGAAGTGGTTGTGCAAAGTCAAGCAGGGCTAGAACCTGTAGAAAACAGCGCTAAGCTTTCTCAATAGAAATCCCTCGGCTCAAAACAGATATGGACGCATTCCAGTGGATAATGATTTTTATGTTACTTATCGGTATAGTTCATTATCTTTGGTTAATATGGGAAGATAAATATGCTGATCGTCTGGAGTCAGGCTACAAAGAGGGATTTGAAAATGCCAGGGGTATAACAGATTCTGAATTATCTAGAACAATCTGGTTTGAGAACGAAGAACTTTTTGACGAATTCTATGCCTCTGTTTACGATAATCTGACACAACTTGCCGGTAGATTTCCGCAAGAAGTTTCTCTTATCATGAATCAGTGGAAAAAAGTTGCCGACGTAGAAACCATGGATGTTCTTGACTGTGGTTGTGGAACAGGAGTAGCAACTGTACTATTCGCAAAACAGGGTGTAAATTCAGTAATAGGTCTTGATCTCAGTGAATCTATGCTCCGGCGCGCGCGCAATGTAACAATGTTAGCAGCCGACCTAGATAAAGATCAACGTGAATCGATTACATTTCTAAATGGTAGTATGATGCAGGAATTCACTTTTTCTTCAGGCCAGTTTAGCCACGCTTGCCTCCTTTTTTTTACATTCTATTACGCAAATGACCCGGTCACCCTACTTCGGAATTTGTATCTATGGATACGACCTGGAGGTAAACTTGCCATAGAGGTCGTCAATAAATTCAAATTTGACCCCCTCTTAGAATCTGCATCGCCGTTTGTGGGCATTTCTTTACAAAAATACTCAAAGAAGCGTATTACAAAGAGTAAGGTAGAGTTTGATAAATTCTCATATGAGGCTGAATTTGACTTACAAGATCCAGGGGCCGAGTTCCGCGAGACTTTCCGATTCAAAGACAAATCTGTGAGAAGGCAGCGGCACAAAATGCTGATGAAAGATATTGATGAGATTGTCAAGTTGGCCGGTCATGCCGGCTGGAACTATAATGGCTATATTGATTTGCTTACCGCCGGATTTGAGTACGCCTATGTACTTATGTTTACACATCCATAATATATATAGAAATAAAGTAGAGATTACTATGTCTAAAATGCCAATACTAGATGTTTTTCAGCCTGGCCTGATTCGTGGTGAAGAGCATTTACCCTTTGATCCCGAGAAGGGCTACTTCTATGTGGAGCATCCCACGGAAGGCTGGCGAGTCTATTTGCGCGCGGCATGTTTTGTGCATGAGGAGGGCGCTGTGTACGACCCTAAGCGCTTTCTAGTAGTAAAGACTACAGGTGACCACCCGCTTTCCAAGGCATGGGAGCCACCCAAGGGACAGATGGAGGGTAAGGATGCCCTAAAACATCCGAGGACACCTGTGGCAAACTTGATTCTAGAAAATGTCCGGCGCGAGGTATTTGAGGAAGCGCACGTCAAACAACTGCATAATCTGGAACACACCGGTATGATTTATCAGAATACAGAAAAGGACTATCCGCCCAATTGGTTTTTCCAGTACCACATATTTCGGGCGCTTAGTCCCACGAAAGAAATCCAGAAAGGTCTGAACTGGTTTGCGTGGTTGAAGGACCACCCCAAATTCTTTGCAAGGATGAAGCGGGACAAGAAGGAAAAAGATGAGCTGCGCTGGTTTGATGTGCGGGAAACTAAGATGATGGGGCGCTGGTCGCCGTCTATTGCGGCCATGTATATCCAGGCATTTGATAAATGAGCTTTTGCCAATAAAAAATGACACTTCTTTCAATCAAAAGATATGTGATTTATTGTGTTAGATGTGTAGTAAGAAGGATGAAGTGGACTTTGAAAGTCTGTGCTGTAGTTCTAGTAACAGTGGCATTGATAGCTATCGCAAATCGTAGGCTAAAAGAGGGCTTTGGTACAAGCCCGGGTACAATGGTCCAATTGCGGACAAGCCATGTCCCCACAGAAGAGGATGCGTACTATTACAAATATGTGTATCCTAGACTTGTTCGTAAAGAAATTTATAACATGACAGAGTCAGATTTGTTTTAGAACAGTCCTCTAGACTTGCCACCACGCCTGTTAAATACAAAAGTAGAAAATATTACATACACAAACCAAAATAATAACAGAGTTGTAAGAAATGTAGTAATCATTTGAAAAATACGCGAAAATTGGCAAAAAAAGCTATTGTCCGTGGAAGCACATGTATTTACGGCGAGTGATCCAACGCCCATGCCTAGAGCTGGCATACTTGGTCCAGATCTAGACCCCCTTGCCATTTATTTCTACAGTCTTATCAGATTTTTTCCAGCTTGGACCCCTTGACGGCTATGAGTCTATCCTGTAGTTCAGAACTACCCACTTTCTTAAAATCAAAGGTGCACTTATGTATCTCCGCGTGCCTGTGATTCTTGCAGAAGAATCTCTGGCATTTACAGGCGGAATCTGTAAGAAGGAGTTTCGCCTTGCATTCCTCCATCTGACAGCGTTTCGGCCGTTTCGCAGGTTCCTCTGCTTCTTTAACCTCTGCAGCCAAAACTTCCGCAGTAGCCGGGGGCTCTAAGCCCTCTTCTTCCTGCTGTGCTGAGCTTGCGATGATTTTGAGAAGCTGATTCAAGTCAAATTCATTATTATTATAACTATAGGACATTCTACTCTACCCGGGTTTGCGTACAAACCCGGGAGATAATTTTCAATTTTTACTATAAAAGATGTTTTGGAAGGGTCGTGTTAGCATATTAAGACAGATAAATGCAACATGGTCAAAACATGATTTAGCCATTGATACGCGTATGCCCTCACCAGAACTTACTAAGAATAGTAATTCAAACTCACATTATTACGTTGATATTGGAAATACAGGTGACATAAAAGGTATAGTAAGCCTTTTAAATAATTATTTTGAACCCGTAAATTCCAAGGCCAAGGTTGCCGTCACAGAAGAATGGGTTCGTTCTACCTTCATCGTGAATCATGCAATTTGGATTGTTACTAGAGACCCTCTTAATAAAGTTAGAGGGTGTATAAGCAGTTTTAGAAGTGTAGCACCTTATCTGAATTCATTGGGTGGATGTTCATCAAATGCTACTACATGGGGGATTGTTGATTGGTTCTGTCTAGAGCCGTTGTGGAGAGATATGGGGGCGGGTAGCAAAATGTTAGAGGTGCTTGATTTTGTTAGTTATAATGCGGGAAGAAAAGCTCATATGTTTATAAAAGAGGGTTTACCTTTACTTTCACACATACCTTTTTACACCACGTTCTTAAAGTGCCGACGTGCTGGAAATGCAAAAGTGAATAAAATGCGTGAAGGAACTGGTCTAGGCGTGTACATGTACCACATGGTTGAAAAAGACACCGGGCTGCATCTGGTTCGGATAGAGGGGCTTCGTGGGCCCGATATAGATAAGCAGTCAATCAAGGAGTGGGAGGATGCCCTAGATAGAGAATTACCGCCTTGCTGGGTCTTTGTAAGCGGAGCTGACCAAGTGGACGAGAGTCGTGGGTGGAAACTAGATAGTCTAGTATCCGTCTACGCATTTCGGTGGCTTCCTGGAAAGTGGTTCGGGTCTGCGCCACACGTGGATATTATTTAGGCTAAGAGGCAAGAGGGGCAGGAGGCGCATTACGTCGAGGAGGTGCAGGGGGTCCAGGAAGCGCTGCATCAGCAACCGCCCCTTTGAATTCTTCTTTGAATTTACTGAGCCCCTTCTTTTGAAAAATAGTCTCACACCCTTCATAATAATCTACTAAAATTTCCCTGGCTTGATCGGTTAAAATATCAAGTCCCTTAAATCCGAGAACTAGGTATTTAATATTTATACCTTTCACCTCCCAAGTGCCATTCGGTCTTTGTTTTATAGTAAAAAGCTCCTTTAAAAAATCGGACAATACTACCGTCTTATTTACATGATATGCCAAGAGTTCTTGAGATACATCTCTTAATTCACGTACTAAATTGCTATCTTTATCTAATTTATGACCCTTCCCCTCCTCTAAAGGATTACGTGTAGGATCCAAATTTGCGCACTCCTTCGGGGCAGCAATAGAAATATCACCAAACCCATCTAATTTACCACCCTTTGTAACATCAAATGCAGTCTGTAAGCGTTCCAGCGCCCTCTCTAATGATTCTTTCTCTACAGTATCACCGATGTCAGCCTTTGATAAAGGGTCGCCCTTGGCAGAAGAGTCCTTTCTACTAACAAACGCCGTCAATATTTTCTGTGCTTTAGCAAATTCAGCATCACTCAAGGGTAGGCCACTTTTTATATTTATTTTACCATATAGCTGTGCTAATGTGCGGGTGGGCTTGTACTTATCTAGACTAGTAGTTGCTGTAGAACCTGGAACCGAAAACGTGCAAACTTTAGTATATGCGGGTAATGTGGAATCCATTATACTAGATGCATTCAATAGCTGTAGGGCTCTATTCACACAATGCGCGCTACTGGTCTGTTCTAATAGTTTACCTGTATCAGCAACCATTGGATTGGTTATTTTTCTGAAATCTACAACTGTGCCAGGTGCTGCAACAGTTTTGGATGGCTCATCGGCGTCTGTTTTTTTTACATCTAACACCTGCAATTTACTATATGTTCTACCCTCTGCTGCGGTAGTAGGTAAAATGTACTTATAAAAAAAGATATTCTCTAAAATATATTTCAAATGTATACTTGGACTCAATGTTATACTACCCTCAATAAAATTAGACACTGTAAATGGCGTCCTTGAAATACTATATGTTCGCCGTCTTGTTTCAACATCATCTTTTTCGTTATGTGTAATAATGATTTTATTTTCCTCATCATCATTTCTTAGTCTTCCAGCCCTTGGAGCAGTTTGCGCAATTCTAAATTGAAACTCTTGAACTAGAGTAGTTGGTGATAAATCTCTTGGAAATATGCTGAGGACTTTTATCTTTACAGGTTTTGCATCTGCCGTCTCTCCCCGCTTTACTAGAACAATAAATTCTGGATTATCATCATTTACAGAATCTTTTGTGATGGATTTGAATTTATCAAACGGTTTGAATCGTAAGAGTAAATTAGTATCTTTAACCTTATAGAGTGAATAACCGGCTTTGCTGGGATCCTGTGCTAACCTTTTTTCATCTTCACTGGGATCCTCTAAAGACCATCGTAAAAATTCAAATGGTCCTAGAATAGTGTCTGAGCTTACAAGGGCCCCGCCTCTCTGGGAATAATTCACACGCGGTATGCGGCGTTCTCCCAAAAGTGATCGTTCATCACTCCATGAAGATCTGCGATCATCGCCCTCGTCCCTTATAACGTCGCGTACAGACTGTTTTACAACCATCAAAACCGCTCCTAAAATTTGAAAAACCCGTATAAAAAAGAAGGCTATAATCTGGCAGTTTTTTTTATGACCTTCCTGTTTGGCGGCAGACCATTTTTCATATTTTAAATCCTCATATTTCTCAAAATATATCTCACCCTGGACAGTTCTGTCTGTTGCGTACCCTAAAATGTTGAACTGCGCCTCTATCATTTCGGATAAGGCTGTCACATATAACTCTGGATGCACAGAAATATCCCAAATTTCCTTTGGCTCAAAATTGGCATACATAAACTGAAAAAGAGCATCCGACATATCAGTAGTATCTTTCATCTTTGTATGCAAATCTTGTTTGGAAGTTATTCTTGAACTAGAGAGCCCTGGAAATAATTTAGAACCAGATCCCCCCATATCTACTTAGTACCTTTAGAATTTGCAAGGCCGCACATAGACGCCCACTTCTCCTTTGTCTCTTCCAGTCGTTTCCAGCACTTAATTAAGGTGCCCGATGACACGCCACAAAGCCCAGCAATGGTATCAATGCATATATCCGTGTGACCTTTCAGCTGAATCGCCTCCGCAAGAGACGCTGCAGCCAAAGAGGGAGGCATATGCTCAGCACATAAGGATAAGTCCTCGGCAGCATTTGCAATAGCAGTACTTAGTGCCAGGACTACCGGAAACTCGGAACGCTTCAGCGGGAGTTTACTCAATGGATGGGCGATATAATGTGAAGCCCTTGTGCTTTGTATTGCTGATGGCGAGCCGGAGAATCCCTTGAGTTGTCCCTTCTGGTGCGCTAAAGCAAGTACCTCATGCACATATTTGAAGGCCTTGGTGAAATCACTCGTCTTGATGTGAAACATATCTGCAACGTCCTTCGGCTTTCTCGGCTGACCCGCCTGTTTTAGGGCCGAGAACACACAGGATGCAAGAATTGCTGATCTGGAGAGACCCC